GCCATCAACTGGATTTTAATGTTGCTATACGTGCTTGCCATCTTCTGTCCTTACGTCGGGATTTGTACCCAAGTTACTGTATTACCGTCGTTAACCTGTACCCAGTTCCCAGCTTGGGAATCATCAATCGTCTGCCAGCTCGGTGTCTGGTTATCATTTATCGTCGTCCACTGCTCATTAGGGATATCATCGAATGCAAGGCTGGCAAACGGTGTCTCACCAAACGAGCCGAAGCCAAAGAATGAACCCTGTGCGCCTTCATAGCGATTACCATCCCTAATTTCCGTCCAGTTAGGGGTTTGGTTGTCGTTAATGACCCCCCAAACCAAGACGCTCGTAACAGATGCAACGGCTTGTACACCAACTAGAGTTATATTGGAACTGGTTACGATGGTAGGAGTAGATACCGCCCCAGTGCCTTGTACACCGCTGACCGACGCGCCAGTACCTGCGCTGATCGTGACCGTGCCAAGAGTGCAGACTGTGGAAACGCCAGTGACCGTGACACTTGCACCGGATGAGGTAGCCACCGTACCGACTGCACCTGATGCCTCTACGCCATCTTCAATGACAACGGCTTCGCAGTTGGTCTCAACCGTACCGACAGATACAGTAGCCTCTACGCCAGTAACAGGAACCTTATTGATCGACCGGACCTCAACAGTGCCAGTCTCGCCAAGGGCTTCAACGCCTGTAAGCGTCGTGTTTGCGTCGGCTTGGACTTCAACGGTGCCAGTAGCGCCTGTGGTTTCGACCCCAGTAACAGATACGTTAGTATCAGCTTGCACCTCAACGGTGCCAACAGACGCAGTGGCTTCCACCCATGTAAGGGTAATGTTTGCTGTGCCGGTTGCGTTTAATGTGCCAGTCGCGCCTGTGGCTTCTACGCCTGTAAGCGTGGCGTTCGCATCGGCTTGGACCTCAACGGTGCCGGTTTCGCCAGTGGCTTCGACGCCAGTAACGGAAATATTTGTTGCGGCAGCGACTGTGACCGTGCCGGTTTCGCCAAGGGCTTCAACCCCAGTAAGTGTGATATTTGCCGCGCCGGTTGCGTTAGCAGTGCCAGTCGCGCCTGTGGCTTCTACACCCGTCAGGTCTACATTGTTTTCAGCTTGTACTTCTACCGAACCTAGGGAGGCAGTGGCTTCAACGCCCTCTTCGATGACAATGGCGTCAGCGTCGGTAACTACGGTGCCGACTGCACCCGTAGCAGATACACCCGTTACATCGACCGCAACGTCGTTGGTCTCAAGGATGTCCGCAAAGGCGGAACCTGCAAAGGGGGAAAAACCAAACATCAGTGATCCCCCTTTCTTCCTTACTTAGTGGTTACGGCCTGCTTCCATGCGTCAATGGTCATCTTATGTCTTAACGCACAATCACCGTATTTGGCAATTATTTCGACTTCCCATATAGCCCGTTCAGGGTCAGTTAGCACGGCAGGTGGTGCAGGGAGGGGTGGACAGTTACTTGCTAGGTTCGCTGGCGGCAGCGGCATTGGCACGATTGACACCGCCTTCGAGCAGCCCGACAACACGAGGATCAGGAGCGCAGTCAGCAGGGACAGCAGGGAGAGTTTTGTATATCTCGCGCACCGTTTCGCGCTCTCCGGCGACCACCACATCGGCTTGATCGCGCTGGGTTTGATAAAGCGTAGATACCTCATCTATCTTTCCTTGCATTTGCTGGCGTTGTTTTTCCGCCTTTTCCAGAGCCTTTGCGTAAGCAGCATCACACTGCCAGTCTTTGACCGTCCATCCGGCGGCGACCCCAATAAGTAAAGCGCCTCCCGCCACATAGCCCATGATCGGATTAAACGGCAGCATTTGCGGGGCATCCTTTCATGAGAACCAAGAGTAGAATTTCTTGGTCTTGGCCTTGCGGTCATCGAGCCCGTGCGGTTTTTTGCTGCCATTGATCCGGGAGCTTAATGCAAGGATCGCAGCATCATTGATGCCTTTGTCGCAAATCGACCAGAGCTTGTTCTTGTCGAAGAACCACAACGCGCTTTCGAAGCAGAGTCCCCCAGCCACAAGGTCTGGGTTGTCCATTACATCTTGTCGTCCGATGTAGTTTGCGAAGGCTTGGTAGTTGGATTTTCCGGTGAGTTGCAAGGCTCCGCGTCCCCGGTATTTCCATCCGTCGCCCGACGCTTCATCACCATTGCCCATGCGGTTTGCATATACCCGATTAGCAATCTTTTTTGGCTGTCGTTCATACGACCGAGCCATTGCATCAGTAGGGAAATATTTTCCAAAAATGCCGCGAAGCCCTTTTGCGCCATAGTTTAAGTTCTCCGAAAATGTCTTGTAGTTCCCGCTCTCATGAGCGCATTGGGCAAAGAAGTGTGCAGCACGGCGTGGCGACAGCTTATAGTAGGCCATCGCGGCCTTGAGTGTGCCGGGACCGAATGCGCCGTCGGCAGTTACGCCGATCTTTTTTTGTAGTTCAACAAGGCTCATTTGTCCTGTCCTTTATTCCACAATTCAAACAGCGTCTTGATCTTCTCTTCGACCACGCCAAGGCGCACGTCCATCTTAGCTAAGATGATGGTCAGGGAGATGAACGCAAGAACGATAGGCCAAAGCTGACCTATCAGTTCGACGGTGGAGAGATCGCCAGCCATTATGCCCCCGGATTACGCCAGTCTGGGAAGTCATTTTCGTCAACCACGCCGTCGCCATTGGCATCCCAGCGCAGGTCGTGACGGTGCTTTTCCCACGGGGCCATGTCGTCGTCATCGTCGTCTTCGTTGGCCACTTCAGGCTCAGCGGTAGTTACCGTACCAAATCCCCCTGCCCCTACCGCTACTGCGCCGCTTTGATCTGGCCGGTAGAGGTCATCTGGTGTCAGGTCGAGCGGTGCTTCTGGCGGCGTTTCTTTATCACGCGCATTGGCGTTAAGGCTCAAGCCACCAAGCAATCCGACAAATGCTCCGACGACCGTGTTGAAGGCGGGGCCGATGATCTCAAACACCTTGTCGCTGTCCACCACCTCTTTCGGCATGAACAGGCCGACAACCATCGCAATGACAACCACGAGGATAACGCAGGCCAGCGTCACAACCGCAGTGCGAATTGTGAACTCAATCGTGTCTTCGACGCCGTCGCGTGTGCTTTCAAAACGGTCCCAAAAGCTCATCATACACTCCAAGGAAGTGGCGGGGTTACAACAGGCGGGTCGATCTGGTTAGCGATCTGGGTAGCCACATTTGCTTCAAGAGTTGCGACTTGTTCGGCACCCATAGCAGCCTGCACCCAGCCAATAACCTGCGTTTCGGTCAGGTCGGCATAGGGCGTGAACGGAGCATCGGGATCGACAGCGACAGCCTGTGAGCCATAAACACTACCTGTATAGGTGCCGTCCGTGCCAGTCAGCGTCCAGTGGACATTAAAGACCACATCGGTTTCGTTGTCCTCTTCGGGGTAGCAGTCCATCTGCACGACGGCCCAAGTATTTGTAATCGTCATCTTACTTTCCTTCTAATTCAGCCACGCGGGCTTCAAGTTCTTGCACGGCCTTCACAAGAGCGGCAATAATCGGCCTATCGTTCAAGCCAATATAGACTGCCTCTTCGCCACTTGCGTCAACATTCTGCTCTTCGACATACGCCTGTGGGATATGGTCTTTGACTTCCTGCGCGATGAAGCCAAGTTGCTTTGGCGCATCGGCTGCGTCTGTTGCCATGCGGAACAGGGTTGGCTTGAGCGCCTTAACCGCATCAAGGCCGACGCTTGAAGGCTCGAAGTCCTTCTTTTTAGCGGCGTCTGAAAGAGCCGTGTAAGCACCAGTTGACGGATTAATTGACGCAAGGTTGCCAACCGCAGGGTTGTAGATATAGATCGTTCCGCCAGTTGTATACCATCCATACCAATCTGATCCCGACGATGGTGCAGCAGATCGGTTAGCCCAGAACAGCCCAGCCGCGCTGCCATTTGACATAATGTCGCCGTTAACTTCAAAGTTATGCTGCAATGACGCAGAAGATGCCGACGTTTCATTAATCAGAACATGGCCGCTGCTGTTGATGCGCATCCGCTCGGTGCCGTTTGTGTTGAACGCCCAAAATTGACTGTTAAAATCGTAATTGGCCAACTGTCGCTGGAACGTGCCGTCGTAGCTAAATTGCGAAATGGCCATCGTGCCATTAGTTCCGCCAGCATTGGCGTTGTAATAGTAGAATGCAACAGCACCTTGCGTACCCGCCGCACTTGGGCCGGAGCATAGGATACCTGAACCCGCAAATTGGCTTGTGGATTGGTTCTGAACGCGGAAGCCGATATTGGCAGTGGAGTTGGTGATGACCTCCAACTTGTGGCCCGGCGCAGTCGTGTTAATCCCGACGTTGCCCACGGGGGTGATCCGCATAGCCTCCGCCGGAGTGGTGCTATTCGAAACAAGGAACCGCATGTCAGCATAATTGCCAGAGATTGACTGTACGGACCTTACGGCAGCATACCGCGCATCGCCGCCGTCGTTCACATAGAACCGAAGATCAATCCCAGTGTCAACTGAGTTGGCGACGCGGTTATCAAGAATTAGCCCGGCTGTAACGACGCCAGAAGAGCGGCTTTGGACATCCAGCTTACCTTGCGGTGCAGAAGCGCCAATCCCGACGTTGCCCGCGTCGGTAATACGCATACGTTCTGTGGGTGTTACCGAACCTGTGGGTGTGGTGTTGAAGATTAAATTGGAACTAATATCGGTGTCAGAGGTATAAGTGCCAACGGTTCCAACGATTGTTGCGATATTGCGATTGCTTGTGCCGCCAAACGCAGAGAAAAACACCGTCCCCATAGTGTCACCCGAGGCAACAGCCGTACGAGAAGCTGTTGTGCCACGAGCTTTACGAAGAACAAGGTTTGCACCGGAGGCGTCAGTTGAACTACGAACTGCGGACACGTTGGTCGCGCCATCTCCTGACACCGTGAGGTTCGCCCCCGCCGCAGCGTATAGGTCAAGAAGCGAAGTGGGTGAAGTCGTACCAATCCCGACGTTCGTGCCGTTGTCGTACACCACAGAGGCAGAGACAGCCGAAGTTCCGTTGCCCTTGACCAGATAGCCAGATGTCAGAGATGTTGCGCCTGTGCCGCCATTAGCGACACCAAGGATAGCAGTCCCAGCCTTGATGGCCGAACCGTCCTGATACACCGCCTCTTCAGCCGGGTAGGTGACGAAGACGTCCTTGGTGCCCGTGGAGAAGTCAACCAAAGAGCCGCTGTTGCTGGATGCAAGCACCGTGGTACGCGCAAGCGTCGGACCGGTAGACGAATAGGTACCGATACCGACTTCCCACTGAGAGCCAGCGTTGATCGTGTAATAGGTTGTGTTACCGTTGCCGACCACCGAGAAGTTTTGATACCCAGTCGGTGCGGTCCCGCTTAGCGTTACCGTGCCAGTACCAGTCGTAGTGGTGGTGTCGCGGACGCGATCAGCGAGAACAAGAGCCATTACATGAGGTTCCGTAGCTTGTAGATGGTGGGCAGATAAACGCCCGTTACGCCATCAATCAGATTGGCAACAGCCCGATTACCCTTGCAGATTTTCTCGTGGTTCTTTTCGATCCACTCAGCATCTTCGATCAAAAGAAGGAGGATGTCGTCTGCCTTGGTCTTCGGAGCCGGGACGTTACCGATAAGCTCAAACGCGCCTTGGTATGCTTCTACCAGCGTATCCAGAGCATCAATAACGCCATCGTAGAACTCGCCAAGCGCTTGATGCCGCGCATAGCCACCGACACCTTGGGCACGCCAGTGCTCAAAATGGGCCACGTTACGGGCATAAAAGACGCGGGCGACGAGTTCTTCGATCATTACGCAATCCGGATAATAGCGGTGGTGTTCGTGGCCGACGGGAAGATGATAGTAAAGTCACCGTTCGTCGAGGTCTTGTCCGAACCAAAGTCCAGCACAGCCACAGCAGCGTTCGTCAGCGTGGTGTTCGCGTTTGAATTAGCCGAAGGCGTGCTGTTGTAGATCAGCGCACCGCGAGCCGTGATCGTCGCGTTGGCAAAGGTAAGGTCGGAAAAGTCCGTGAAGCCCGTGCCTGTTGAAGCCGAGTTGTTCGACGTCACAACACCAAGGTTGGTCAGCGAGCCACCGCCAGCGGTGTAGTTCGTGCCCGAAGACGAAACTTCGTTCGACGAGGTATACGCCGTGGTGTTCGCATCAAGCGAAGCGGACGAGGTGTAAAGTGCGAGCTTGAAGGTGTCACCACCTGTTGCCCGGAAATCGTGCACGGCCAGCATAAGCTCGGCCTTGAACGACGTAGTCATTGCTTGGGTAATTGCCACGTTATGGCCTCCTTATGCGTCGAGGATCGGGATCAACTCTGGATGACCCGCCTGATTAAATTTATTGACCAGAGTTACATTATGGGACCGCACAGCCTCGTGCATGTAGTAAACCAGCACCTGACGGATGCTGTCCTTAAAGGCTTCGGCCTGATCGCGGATAGCAGGGTGTGCCTGACTGCCCACGTAGATGATTTTGTCGAGAGCGCGTTCAGCAGTCTCCTCAGGCGTGAAACCACGTCCTTCGGTCGCCATGACCATAACACTGCCGACATCGCTGGAACCGTTAAACATATTACCTCACCGGATAGCGGACTTGGCCGCTGCGATACATATCCTGACGGTTCTTGCCGTCGCCAAGCTGCTTAAGCATACCCATCGCTTCGTCATAGCGTTTTTGATATCCCGCAATGACATCAGCTTCACCCTTCATGAAGGTGTACGCCTCAAGCAGCGCGCCGTAAAGCAGGACGCTATCGAAGTTATCACCCAACCACGACGTACCCGCTTCCACGATGGACTGCGGGTAGTAAAAATAGTGGAGTTCGACTTGGTAGTCATCGTCCGGCGTCGGGCCAAGAATGTACGAGTTTTCGTCAAAATAGGCGTAGCAATACGGAAGACCCTCATCGTTAGGGTTGGGGAACGCCTGCCGGATGAAGTTCACATCCTTGTTCAGCAGATACTCGTAGTTCCCGTCCCCGTCGATCACAGCCATAGAGAAGTTGGCCAGCCAGTCAGACGGCACTGAAAGGTACTTATTTCCAGCCGTCATGTTGCCGGTCACGTTCTTGCGCAGGTCCAGAAGCTGGACCGTATTGAAGACGCGCTGCTCAGCCTGTTCGATAAACGTGTTGATCTGCTCGGTAGACGTCAACGTCACCGTGCTGGAGCCGTCAGAGCCGGTCCATGATGTGTTGGGGAAGTCGTTTTCGACGTACCCCTTGATCGTCTCGAACAGTTGAGCGTAGTTCATCAGCCCATCTTCTTGCTGTGCCCGTAGCCCCGCGTCGTGTTTTTGCAGCCGCGAGTACGTTCGGTCTGGGTGTTGGCGATCTTGTTGGGATAGCCGTTATTGCCAAGATCAGCCTGCGTATAGGTCTCGATCTTGCCGTACTTGTTGATGTCTTTGGTGTGCTCAGCCATTTTTAACGACCTTCCCCATGTCCTTCTTCGGCTTGCTGCCGCTCTTCTGGTTCGCAATCTTCGCCAGATTACGGCCCATTTTCAACATCTGCTTGTTTGTCTTACCACCTTTAGCCATCTTAATTCTCCGTCTGAATAGTTACGGTGCCTACGCTACCTTGTGCTATTAGCACATTTACAAGGCCGGACAAACCCAAAGGATCATTCAGGCCGACAGGGTTCCACCCCCATTGGATTACACGACTACCGCCCGACGGCGTACCGGAGTCCAGCACGTTGTCATTGGGCACTTCACCTTGGGTCTCGATTCGCAGACCCGTCAAGCCGCCTTGGTAATATGTCGTATCGGGACGTGGGTTACGCAGCGCCTGAGGATCATCAACCGGGTACATACCAAGCTGAAGCTGCGGCTGATCTGGTTCCCAGCACGTCGGGCACACGAGGATATTGACGTTCTTCGTCTTGATGACGAGACGGCGAAGCTGCTTGAGCTTATAGCGGAACCCGCAGCGGTCACACTGCGAAATTGCCCATTTACCGGAGGCAAACCTATTTGGCATGCTATCTCCTTAATAGAACATCTGGCGCGGTGCGATGCGCAACGCAGCCTTTTCACGGTCCTCATCAGCAGCCTGCTGCCACAGTTCTTCGTAATCAGCTTTAAGCATCTGGCTGCGTTCAAGCCCACCGGGGATTTTCTTCGACAGGTGATAAGCCAATCCTGCCACCATGCACGGCAAGAAGCGGAACGGAATGTCCTGCGTCGTCATACCAGTGCCAGCATCCTGAATGCGCCGAAGCCGCCAGTAGACGAAGGTGTAGTAGTTGCTCTGCTCCGGGCACGGCCACACGTTGATCTGCGGAGGCTTTACGCCATCCACCGGATAGTCTGCACCTGACTGGCGGTTGATCCAAACTTGGATAGGACGACCCTGCGCGTTCTTGTTGGGGATCGTGGAGTATGTATCTACGCTGATACGGGTAATGTTAATATCCGTCTGGCCTTGGCCAGTCTGCGTGCGGATTACGTGGTCCAACAGGTCGATGGTGTCCACAGGCAGGTCATAGGTGATCTGACCCTGCACCATGGCAATCTGTCCCTGCTCGATGGTCCACAGGTTAATGCCTCGGTTCGCCCACTCGATGGTAAGCAGGTTCAAACTACGGCGAGCAGTACGGAAATCGTAGCCCGTGCGAAGCTCAGCACCGCAGCGCTCAAAAGCCTCTTCGATAAGGCTATTAAGGTCCAGATTAAATTCTGCGGTGCCGGACGTAGTCATTAGCGGTTATAACCTCTCATACGCTGCATATTGCGCATAGCCTGCATACGCGGGGCTTCAGGACGAACCTGCTGCGCATTCGGAGCTTGCGGCATCATCGGTGCTCTCATTGGTATCTGCGGTGCTGTCTGCTGCATCGGGGTCGGCTGCTGCATTGGGGTCGGCTGCTGCATTGGATTTGATTGCTGCTGTAACGCCCCCTGCCCTGCCTGCATCATCGACTGCTGCATCGGGTTAGATGGTGACATACCGCCCGCCATTTTCTGCGCTTGCAAAAACTGGTCGTAAGCGGCGCTCTGTGGGTTACCGGTGAGGTTACCACCCATCTGCGACTGCATCGGGTTCATCTGCGACTGCTGTGGCTGACCAGCCAGCATCTGCATCTGCTGCTGGAGATTACCCTGTTGGGGCATATTGCCTGCCATCTGGGACGCAGTCATGGGCATTTGCTGACCCATAGGCTGCTGAGCCTGTAAAAACTGCTGATATTGCGACTGCATTGGGTTTGACTGACCCATACCCGGCTGAAGCGCACCTAAGCCACTCCGCATCGGTTGCTGAAGCTGACCGAAGCCGCCCTGTTGCTGACCAAAACCACCAAAATTCGGCAACATCATCTTACTTACCTTTCTTGAAGCCCTTCAGCACCTGCGCAAAACGCGCACGCTGCCCCAGCTTGCCGGGAGCTTTAGCAGCCTTGGCAAGAGCCTTGGCTGGGATTTTCTTACCTTTAGGGATACCCATCTGCTCGTGCAATGCACCGGGCTTCTTGATCGCCTTCTGGATAAAGTTCGTGCTGCCGCCCTTCTTAGCATAACCCATCTTGTTACGCACCTCTGTAGGTAGCTTTGCCAATCCGGGGTTGGCTTTTTTATCAGTCGGTTTGAGTGCCATTATCTGAACCCTTTTGTCTTCTTCGCAATAGTCTTGGGCTGCTTGACGAACTGCTTACCCTTAGCCTTACCAGCCCGCTTGGCCTTTGTCGTCGCTGCATATTCCGCAGGAGATAAAGACTTTATAGCGTTCGCCGGTAGATACCGCTCACCTGTAGCCTTGGGTCCTTGCGTCGATGGCTTACCGCTTTTGGTCCGCCACTTCTGCTGGGTCCAAGCCTTCAGGCTTTGCTGGGATTTAGCGAGTCCGCTCACTTGTATCCGCCGCCCTTCTTCTTATACTGCATCGCCAACATCTGGGCTTTACGAGCCGACCACTGACCCGGTGCACCACCTTTACCACCCGATTTGATCGAATTAAATAAAGATTTGCGCATACCGGGCTTCGTGTAGTTGCCAGCTTCGTTGACCTTGGACTCACCGCCCTTGGCGTAGACCTTCACCTCGTCGGGGTTATCCTTACGACGAATGGTCTTCGCCCCCGGCATTTTAGAGGGATTCATGATCCCCATACCCCGACAGGCGCGCATTAGCAGGTTTTCCCGCCACGCTTATAGCCAGCCATACCACCCATGGCCATCATCTTACCCTTGGTCTTACCCTTAGTTGCGCAGCCATCGGCACGCTTAGAGGCAGAGGAGACTGAGCCGCCTTCGGCGTAGCACTTGCCGCCACCGGCCTTCTTGACCATTGCACGGCCCATTGTGTCAGCCGACTTCTTCTTAAGAGCACGACCAGCTTTGTCAGCCATGCCACCGTTCTTCATCTTTTTCATCGAAGCCTGTTCTCCTTTTTCGCCGCGCTGAACGCTGTCAGGACGGCCCTTTGCCATCCCTTCACGATCCTTCTGCATGGACGTGAACATCATCCGCGCCTGCTTGTTGGCGGGCTTAGGAAGCTCTTTGGTACCTTTATATGCGGGCATTTTACTTACCTTTCTTCATAGCGCGGGTCTTGCCGCGAATTGCACAGCCGTCGATCTTGCCGCCCTTAGCATAGCCACCGATGGTGCCTTGGCGTTTGTTGGCTTCCCGAGCTTCTTTGCCGGTGAGGAGAACAGCGCGACCACTGGGCTTGCCGTATTTCTGTTCCTGACGCTCTTTGAAGCTTTTGCCTGTGTCGCTCTTACCAAACCGGGACAGAAATCCTTCTGACCGGCCAGCGTTAACCGGCGTCTTGCGAGCTGCGGGAGCAGCTTTTGGAGTTGAAGCAGTGGGAGTCTCAGCCTTGGGCTTCATAGAAAGGCCCTTGAAGAACTCTTTTGTTCTGGCGCTAACGTCGCTCTTCGGAGGAGTAGCTGTGGCTGTCGGCGTACGGGTAGGCGTAGAAGACCCAGTGCTAGAACGAGCAAGTTGCGGACGCTTTGCACCTTCGCCAGCCATCTTGGTCGAGTAGGATTTACCGCCCCATGTGAACGTCTTAGGTCCTCCATCCAACGCCTTTGCCCGTGCGGCTTTGAACGCTTCACCGAATGACGGGGCTTTCGTCGGGGCTACAGCAGCTTTTAGCGTGTCGTCGGCTTTCATGTCCAGCTTTGGGGCATTTGCGCCGATATTCGCCAGCGCCTTATCGACGTCGGTGTCAACCATCTTACTGATCTTTTTCGAACTCATTACCATGGCTCAGCCTTTCCTCATTTCGTCCAGCTTAAGTTCGAGCCGCTGGATGCTCTTGTCGATCCGCTCTGCGAGCTTATCGAGCGTTTTATCGACTTCGGCACGTGTAACGTGGTCACGTGCCACCTCTTCCCGCGTTTTGTTGAGCAGGATGCTAATACGGTCGAGTTCATCGAACTTACCCTTCACCATAAAGCCAAGGACCGCGACGATACCGCTGAGAATGACGTTCCATATCATCATCTCCATGTTAGCAATCCCACTTACGCAGTGAGAGCGCTTTGCGGGTCGGGCGACCCTTCTCGTCTTTCATTGGTCCCGGCATACCTGACATCCGCGCACAGAAGCTCTTACGTCGTGCAGCAGATTTAGGAGACTTCTTCGCCTGCTTGGCTGAAACCGGCGGTTTCAGGTTCATCCCCTGCGCCTTTGCAGACGCACGACCCTTGGCGTTTAATCCGCCTTCGGGATTTTTCCCGGCCTTACGGGTCCAAGCAGGGGTCTTAGCCATCAGACCATGCGTCCTTTCGTCTTACCCTTGGTAGCGCAACCATCGGCGCGCTTGGATGCAGTTGAGCCACCCTTGGCCATCTTCTTGACCGAGCCGCCCTTGGCTTTCTTTTTCACGGCAGCTTTAGTGATGAACTTGTCAGACGCAGAAGAACTGCCGCCACCGCCGGAACCACCTAAAGACGTCCCAAACCTAACGCCTACGCCGCTACCAAAAGACCGACCGGAAAGGTCACGGATAGCATTCCCCACGCGACCGACGCTTATTCCAGAGCCGCCGCCACCGGGGACACCGCGTGAGATGATGCCGTAAGGATCGGTTCCATATTCACGAGCCATTATGCAGCCTCCTGCTGTGCGGGGGCGAGCATCGGGTACAGGACGTCGGGGCCAAAGCAGCCTTCATATTCCTGTACGCCCATGTGGCCCAGTTTGATTGTAGGGTCGATCCAAACTTCAAAGCCGAGTTCACGGGCACGGTCGCAGAACAGGAAGTCCTCGCCGATGTAGCCCTCTTCGGTGAGTTTGAAATCAAAGAGGCAGGGGATCATACGGTCTGAACGCTGATCCTTATAAACCCATTCAGGGTGAGCAGCCATCATCTGCTCAAAAACTTCGCGGCGGATCAACATGAAGGCGGTCGCAACGCGCTTACCGCGCACCAGACCCATGCCGTTCATGGTCAGTTCGCCATTCTCATCATAGTCAAGGTCAGCGATGTAGACCTTATTCTCGCTACGTGTGCGTGGGACCCCCGCAACGATACCTTTCTTCGGATCAGCACCCCACGCCATAAGGCGGAAGATATCATCAGGTTCAAAATTGATGTCGCTGTCGATGAAGAGAAGGTCCGTTGCGTCGGAATCAATCATGTCTTTTACAAGCAGGTTACGGGCGCGGGACACAACCGAGCAGCCACAAATGCTACCCATGTGGACACTAATCCCGTGCTTACCGGCCACCTGAGTGAACCGAGCCAGAGAAATCGCCAACTTCAAGGAGACCTTGAAATCATAAGCTGGCAGAGCAATGAAGATGCTCCTACCCGTTAAATCGTAACCTTTTTGCGCTTGCATATATCACCCATAGAAAATGACGGTAGACGCCGTGTTCGTCACAGTAGCGTACAAACCGTTTTCTGCAAGGATGCCCTGATCCGGCACAAGAAAATACACCGAACCAGCGTTCGCAACCGTCGGGGTGTTAACCGTCAGGAGTGTGTTGCCGCCATTACCGTCCGTAATGACAACCGACCCCGCGTCAGTCCCGCACACAGCGTAAACACCCTTGATACGGGTCCGGAAGGTGCAGTCAGCATTCGACTGGGTCTTGAAAACACCCGTAGAAGCCAGCGGCTTGGTGGATTTGACATCTGTCTGCATTGCCATCGGATTTCTCCTTCTTAGAGGTTACCGATTACGAAGCAGTGGTAACTGCAATCCAAGTCGTGCTGCCGTCCGAGACATACAGGCGCGTCGCAACCGACGTACCATCGCTGCGGAGGTAAAGCGAACCCTTAGCAGCCGCGACAGACGGAACGCCAGAACCGACGTAAATGCCCATGCCAGCAGCCGTGTTGGTTGCGATGAACGCAGAAGCACCACCAGCGACAAGAGCCGAAGCGCTGTCAGCCGTGATGTTGCCTGTAGCAGCCAAAGAAGTAACCGACGTAGCAGCACCAAAAGTGGCAGTCGTGGTTACAGCACCGGTCGATTGGTTGATCGAAATGGTTTCAAAGCCATTTTCGGAACGAACGGGACCGTTGAAAGTCGTGTTAGCCATTATAAATCTCCGTGTAGTAGCACTTCTTCGCACCGTCTCTACTATGTCTGCTAGGGCAGTCGGTACGAATTAATCACCTAGTGCAGTAGGTATAGCACCTAAAAGAAAAGAGGGGAAGTAGTTTCCCACTTCCCCTCCCCCTGTTTCCTTAGGCAGCGCCTTCGGAACCGTACATGCCCAGCGGGTCAGACCAGCCGAACGAATAACGTTCGCGAGCCTTGTACCGGACGTTGCCCGTATCGAAGTCACCGTCCATCGAGTTCGCCAGCGGCGTACGAACGAAGTGCTTCAGACCGTTTGGCACATCGGTGGTCAGGAACCACGCATCCGTGTCGGTCAAGAAGTGGTTGACGGTGTAGCCTTCTGGGATCGAGCCGTTCGACTTCAGAGCGTTGATGTCGTTATCAGCGGTGCTGACACGCAGTTCCGTCTCAAGGAGACGGGTTGCAACGAACATCAGGCTCGGCGGCACGACGAGCTTACGCGGTTTAGCCGCGATGAGCAGGCCACGTTCATCCGTCCAGCCAGCAATCTGAATGACAGCCGCTTCAAGCGACGTTTCGTTCAGATCAGCAGCAGTCGAAGGGATGTTCGAGTTGGTGCCACCGGAGACGAGCGGGTGCGAAGCCGAGAACAGCGGCTGACCGTCACCACCGGGGTAGTCCGTGTCAAAACCGTTGTTAAGGACCGCAGCAGCTTTCGTCTGCTTGGTGTACGCCATGGCACGAGCCAGAGCCTTCGTGTAACGCGACGACAAGGAGTCGTACAGGTTATCTTCAATGGCTTCTTCCGTGAGCGAGAACCCGAGGGCAATCGTTTCATGGTTGTAGCGAGCCGTAAAGACTTCCTGCGCGTTGTCGTACGCGATGGCCGAACCTTCGTTCTTAACCGGAGCAGCCGAGAAGCCCGACAGCTTGGTTTCTTCTTCGAACGAACGCTCGGAGCTTTCGGTCTCAAAGATTTCCTTATGCTCTTCGCCGTAGCGTGCATATTCCAGACCGAACAAAGCGTTCAGGCCGGGGAGGAGTTCCTTGAGAAGTTGTGCGCGTGAAATCGCCATGTTTCAGTACTCCTCTTAGACGCCAGTAGCCTGACGATACTGGTGACCACCAGTCGTCCCGCTGCTCGGCTCGTTCCACTTGACGATAACTTCGGTGTAAGAACCGGGGTTACCAGCAAGAGCGGTTTCAGGCACAACGTCGATGATGCGGATCGGCCACGTGGAAGTGGTTGCGGTCGTATCGTCGATAGCCACCTTGGAGTTACCCGTGATGGTCGAGCCTGTGTTTTGTGCCAGAATAGCGTTCTGACCAACAGCGGCACGCGTGACGTAGCCGATGGTTGTCGAGTTGTACGCTGTCACAACGGCACACTTGAACAGCGCATCCGGATCATCCTGCACGTATGCAACGATGTCGGTGATGTTCGTGGTACCGGGGTAGTACTGACGGAAGGTTTTCCCGAACACCGGATCGGTGTACGAGCAACCAAGGAACACGCCAACTGGCGTGGCGGCAGTCGTGCCGGTGTCCTTAGCGAGATAACCGCCGCTCAACTTCACAACGTCACCAAAATAGATGGCCGTCGAAGAGTTGGTTGCAATCGGAATCTGACGCGTAGCACCAGCAAAAACCTGCCCACCGATCAGATTGATCGGGATCAGCCCGTAGGGGGCTGAAACAGAAGGATATGCCATGTTTCTAAGCTCCTAGATTATTTGCCTCTACCAAATGACGTCGATGACTTCTTCTCACGGAAGAGAGGCATACGAGCGTCGCTTTCGCGCATGAAGTTGCTGTCCACGGATTCCATCTGGGCCTGATTTTTATTGGCGAAGTATTCCTTGCGCTGTTCCATCAGTTCCTTCGGGACCTTGCAGAGCAACAGTCCTGCGACTTCGATGTTGTCTTTGAAACGGCTGTCCGGGTCCACAAACATACGAAATTTCGGCTGTTCTTCGATCCCAACGGGTTCCCAACCTTCTCTCAGCTTCGCTGACATATTGCGGGGGTCGCTTTGACCGAGTGTGGACACGCGTACCCAGCGATAGACGTAACCGGGCTGCTTATCAGGTTCTGGCAGGGTCGAAGCCGGTTGCCATACTTTTGGTCGTTCAGCCTGTTCACGCGTCTTGCGTGGGGTGCGATTGCTGTCGAGCACTTCGTTAATATCGTCCAAAATCCGTTCGTTAGTCATATTAATTCTCCATCTTCATAAGTTCACGGGCATATTGCTCGGGAGTTAGACCCAGTCTTTTCGCGATTGCGAGCTGGGACTGCTTGAGCACAATCTTTTTGGGGGATCGGCTACGTGAAGCTGGAGCTACGACTGTTGAGGGCTTGGTCTCTTTTGACGCAGGCTTTTCAGCGGCCATTTCATCCCCGAAGTATTCGGGGAAACGACGACGCATCGTTTTGTCGATTGCGTCCCAATATTCGTCGGAGCCAACAAATTGCTGCCCACGTTCGTTAGTGAGCTTCTGATGAAGCCCAAGCGCCGATGCCGTCATCTCTGCGTCAGTGCCGTACCATGTGTTACGCTCTTGCCACGCAACGGTTTTAGCATCTGGACCGGGAATTTGGTTCGGCTCCGGTTGACTTTGTACCGTGAACTCCGGCTCTTGTAAAGGTGCCGGACGATAATTCTGGATTTGCTGTAGCTTATACTGCGCATTGTTCAGTTGTTCTTGCGCTTCAACCAGCTTATCCGCGTCTCCGGACTCGTAGGCTTCGCGATATTCTCGCTTAGCTTTCTCGACCTCGAACTCAGCATTCTGCTTAAAGCTACCGACCAACGTCTGCTCACCTTGCGACAGGTTTTGCTTGAGTAGGCGGTTTTCTTCGAGCAAGCGCTGGGCTGCTGCAAGCGCTTCGTTCTGTTCACGCTGGTACCGCTCTTTTTCGCGGCGCTCGTCGTGCCAGACCTTCTTCATCTGCTTGAGGCGGATTTTAACCTTCTCAGAGTACTCTTCGAGTTCGTCGGCCTCAAGCTCCTCAACGACTTCCTTAGGCATAGGCTCACGCCCACGGTCTGCCTCAGGGGTATCGTCCTCAATCTCGATGTCGGGTTTATTGTCTTCAGAAACAGGGGTATCGTCTTCAACTTCCCACTGGAAGTCGTCATTTGGCTCTTCCGCCATTTTACTTCTCCTTTGTACGGTTACCCGTTTTTACCCGCGAGAAATCCCGCGAGGGTCTTCCACAACAGCTTCGACCGAATCATCATTGATGAGACGGAACTCACGGCCATGAATTTTTACTCGGCTACCTGCGTGCGGGCGCGTCAGGATGAAATCACCCTCTTTGCACCACGGACCGCTAGGGAACCGTTTCTCGTCCTTGTAGCAATCTGGACCCATCTTAATCACGAAGAGGACCGGTGTGGTCAGTTCTTCGAACCGCAGGGTCTCATCCGCCTTAAGAATGCCACCAGCAGTCTTTTCCTCGGCGTCAGGAATACCGCACAGGATGCGATAGCCCGAGGGGTCAGGAAGCTGCTTAGCGCGGTCTTCTACAGGGACTTCCGGCTCTTTTGGTTGCGCGGAAATTGGCTTGCCTGCAACGTTAACAAGCGTGGGTTTGTCTGCGCCAATGATATCAGTCATCGTCGTTTTCCAGTCTTTGTGCAGTATCCGCAAGGATGGTGGTTGCCATCATTAACCCACGGATGATCCCGCAGGCGTACTTGTAATCGCCATGATCCTTGGCAGTGCCACGAGCGAGATCGTCGCTCATGACCTTGACCTCTTCTTGGATTTTGTCGGCGATGTATTTTAGTACATCGTTACTCATTCACTTTCCTTTGGCTGCTGGGTTGGGGAAACAGGGGTCTCCGGTTGCGCACGGGACATGGTATCCCGAGCGAGTTCGACGCCGAGCCGAAGCCCAGCCTCTTCTTGCTTGGCGTCCAGATCACTCTTGGACGTAGCAATTTTTGCACCGACCTGAAGGCCAGCGATTTCCTTTTGCGCCGCAATACGCTCGCGCTCGATCTCAAGGCGATCCTGCTTCTCCGCTGCTTCAAGCGCCATTTTCTGGGCTTTCTGCTGAAGCTCCTGTGCCTTAAGCTGAAGCTCAGCTTGCTGCATCTGGATGATCGGGTCTTGCATCATCTGCTGAGCCTGCTGAGCTTGTGCCTCAGCCTGCTTCTTCTGTGATAGCTGTTGTGCAGCGGCGGCAGCCAGACGTGAAATTTGAAGCTCAATGTCTTCGCTCATCTCTGCGTTTGGCGGAGGCAGCGGGACACCAGCCTGTTCTTCAATCTGCTTGCGATACGCAAACGCTAAGTGCTCCTGCATGTGGGCCTGCATAGCCGCCATCGTAGCCTGACCTTGCGGGTTCTGACCGATCATCTGGGCTACCTGCGGGTCCTGCATCATTGTCATGTGGACAGCAAGGTGAGCTTCGTGGTCTTGGTAGATAAACGCCTTGACCGGCTTGCCATTGATGACGTCCATGTTCTCAGACACGGGGTCACGAGGCTTCATGTCGTCGCCGTCTTTGAGTGGAACCAGTTTCTCAGCGTTCTGGATACCCAGCACCTCAAGCATCTGGCGATGCAGGTACGGCAGGTCATAAAGTTGTGGCGCACCCTGTGCCAATTGCAGAACTGCTTGATATTGCACGATTTTCTGTGCCATCGTCGCAGCGTTGGGGTCGCTGACTGGGATCACCGTGACGGTGTCATAGTCGTCCTTCTTAGCCCTACGGCTACCTTCTTCCGGCTCGTAGCTATACGTCGCTGGCGTATAGGCAGCGATGATGCTTTT